AAACGCCCGGATGAGCGCTATACCCGCGCGCACCTTGCATGCTGCGAAATGCGCGTCCGTCTCCGGTACCGAGCTTTCTGCAAGCAGTGCCTCCCAACCGGCACCGTATGCCCGCTTCACCGTCAACTGCTGGGCTTCTCTGATGAAAGGCAGAAGCAGCAGGAACATACGCTCACTCTTATTTATCGGGAAATAGGTATCGAAAGAACCCCCATTACGGATTATCAACATCTGAGTAGACTTATACATGTCGCTATCCGTCCACTCTTTCAGTTCCTTGTCATTCAGATAACGAATCAGCATATCCACCGCCTTGTAGTATTCTTCGAGGTGCAGCGCGTCATCACGGTCCAACTGCCACTCCCAGGGTAGTTTTTCGCTGCCATCGGTAGCCACCTTGAACTTGCGCCCGTCATCCTCATGGCTGAGGTCATTCTTCTGATACAGCCGCAATGTGGCCAACAGCGCAATCGGCCGTTGCACCTTGCGTACAATCCCGGTATCAGTACCCTCTTTCTCCGGATTGAGATAATAGTTCTCTGCCAGTTCTATCACCTTGCTACCGACCAACTGCGCCAGTTCTTCAGTAGCCAGCTCTATCTCACCGATAACCTTGGTGAAATCATTGTTAGCGTAATAGTTGGCGGTCAACTCACGCAATTCTTTGGCACCTTGGCCGTCTTTGTTGAATATCATAACATCATTTTTTTAGATTCCTCATCAGTTCGTCTGCCCGCTGCCTGTCATCGAGCAACTTCATCATCACACGCAGCAGCAGCGTATCATCGGTAGCCCTCGCATTGCCGAACACTCCGCTTTCGGCCACAGAAAAGAGTATCGAGTTCATGCCCAGGCTCTGCACATCATTCTGCCGGGCATCCTTGTCCCTTCCACGGGAAAATACCGGTCCGAAGCACAGTTCCAGTCCGTCAATGATGAAAGTTCCGGAAAACAAGTATTCACAGAAGTAGGAGAACCAAGCATAAATCCCCCATCTCATCCACACCGGCATGTGCTCCACAAGCCCCATGTATCTGCCCATATATTGTTCACGAAAGGGTTCACGCTCTACACAGCCTTTTTTCTCCACCGGAGGACGATAGAGGATGGCACACAATGCCTGCAAGTCTACCGGCTCATGTCCGGCATTATACCTGTTGACCGCAGCCACCGCATGACGGAACTCACCAAAAGCCAAATCCGCCCCATGGCTCATCGGACCGCGCAGATAGCGCCATTCCGGTATCAGATTCACGGTCGAGTCATACGCCAGTACCACAGCGTCTCCCTCCATTCTCCACATCCATGCCAATGTCTCGGCCAGATGGTCCACCAGCAGCATATCCTGCACCTTTGAACGGAAGACATATCCCCTATTCTTCAGTACATACGCACACCACTCGCGCTTCACGTCCAGCAAGCTGATGCCCGGTTTCGTCATCAGCTTCTCCCGGTTCTTCAGCAGGTGCAGCCACTCCAACGGCTTCACCTCCTCCCAGCAGTCCGGGAATTCAATATCCTTCTGTCTCATGCCTATACTTGTTTTGCCGCTCTGTCCGGCGTCGATACATTCTCTTCCTTGTTGATAACCTTCCGGTAAATACCGAGGAAAATCCCCTTCTTATGCGGGAAATTAATACGGATGGCATCATTGATTGCCTCCAGTACGATATCCTCGGGAATCTGCGTGTCAGCCCCGTAGAATATCTTCAATGCATAGAGCATCTGGCTGCCGCTGTCACTCTTGCCGTCAATGATGATGTTGGCCAATGCCGGAGAAAGTCCGAAACCGCTGGTAGTGGAACTGTCCGCTATGCGTGAAATCTTCGCCTGCGCCTCGATGTACTTGTCGATGTTCATCTCGATAGGCTCTATCTTCCAGCTCTGGGCATTACCGTCGGCATCCACGAAGTCGACACAGCTGAAGAACTTGCCGGCATTCTTCTTGCCAGCCATCACGTTGGCGATGGTTTCGGTCAATTCATCCTTCAGCCGCTCCATTTCCTTCTGAATCTTCGTCTCATCCCAATCCTCGTGCATGGCCATAATCAGCTCATGTTTCTGGTTCCAGTACTCCTGCGGAGAATGCACCACATAAGCGGCTGCAATCATGTTCTCATTCAGATGCTTGATAATTTCCGGAAGGTTGTTCGCATTCTCCAGCCAGGGAACCGACCCATAGAAGCAGGAAATCGCATACATACTACGGCCAAAGCTCCGCATGCAATGGTATTTAATGGCTGTTTCGTACCGGGTCGGATTCCATTTGTCAAAAGCCGGGTACTTGCGGAACGTGCGGCTCTTGAAGGAATCAAAATCACCGGTGAGGTATTCCGTGACATCCTCAAGCCTACGGCTGTCATTCTCCGGCCACACCAGACGGCTTTCTTCGCTGTGCAGTGACTCCAATCGCTGCACCCATGGGCGGCCGATACGCACTCCCTTGCCCATATAATACTTGGTGAAATGCCCATTCATGTGCGTGTATTCAACCAAGTTGTCACGTATATACCCTTTGTAGTCCCAGCTATCCAGCCATTCCTGAATCTCGGCATCCTCCATCCATTCCTGGATGCGTTCGTTATTCTCAATCTTCACCCGGTAAAGCATCGGCCCCTGCCCATACAGCAACCCCACCTTACGGTCCAGAATACCGGGACCCAGGTTGTTCTTCTCCAGCAAGTCACGGATGGCATTCGGCATATTGTTGTCCGGGCCCCATGGAACCACACGTACACCGGCCACCGATACCGGGTCACCGTCCCAGTCCTGCGAGCCAGCATTAAAGAACTGACTCATGCTCTGGCTCCAGTCCATGTTAATGGCATATTGCCCGGCAGCCGTATCCACAAAACTGAAACTGCCTATCTTCTTTATCTCACTCATAACTATCTATTGATATAAATTCTCGTTGTATTAATGAACAGCGAACCGCAATAATCCACCACTATCTGCTGAAGTTCCGGTATATGCTGTTCAATCACGGGATTAAACCAAGGTTTCGGCTCCCGGTTCCAATCCTTGTTGCTTTTCTTGGTGATTACCCGTGTACCACCCTCCATATTATATCCACGGCCTACACCCAGATGAACATAAAGCCCATCGGCATTGAATCCGAAGCCGATGCTCGTAATCTCCTCACCTTTGGCCGGCACCTTGCCCCAATGCCGGTAATTCTGCCTGATGGATGCCGAAAGCTTCTTATCTTCATCAATCCATTTCGATACGCTCGCCTGCAACGCCTCGTTCACCTTCTTACCCCAGGCGCGTATCCGACCGTTGAATGCCGCAACCGCTTTTGCATCCTGCTGCCGCTCGAACTGCTGCGTAATGCCGGTATCACCCTCTATCGTGATGTCCAGCGGAAACCTATCAGCCAGCCGGTTCTTCTTGTTCCACCAGCTGCTGCGGTTATTATTTTGCGATAATCGTTCTGCATGTGCTCCCATGCTGCAAAAGTACCCCAGCCCACTTATCCGAAAAAGGACACAAAAAAACCGGCTATCCATCACGGACCACCGGCTTCTCAAATGTAAAAAAAATGTTTCTTAGAAAATATCCTCTACGGCAAAGTCATCCAGACCACCATCCTCATGCGTCAGAACCTTGCCGTCAGCATCTGTAGTCGAACATATATGGCGCATGATGTAATCCTCTTCGCTCATGCCTCCAGTCAGAACCAATAAGGCATCCTCTCGAGAATAATATATCAAAGCCTTGGCACAATATTGAATATATTTTTTTTCATGCGGAAACAACACACAGAAATCATCAGCCGAAGGCTCTATACCCAATTCAGACCGTATTTCTTCAATCTGTTGGAACAATGGTTTCAACCCTGCTGATACCGGGACCTCAAGCTGATATTCCATCCGGTATATATTCTTGCTATTCTTTGCGGCCTCGTTCATTGCTCCCCCCTTTCTCTTCTTTCTCAATATATTCATTCAAGAACTTGGCAAGGTTTTTGAGTTCTTCCAGTGTAATGTCGCTCGACTGACATTCAAGATTGTATATTGATTCTTTTGCTCCATTGCTGCTGACAGCTACGGTTTTCATAATCCAAGTCTCTTTCATACCTCACCCCCTTTCCGGCACTTCTTTGCCTTATAAACGCACAATGCAACGGCGATGACCAGCGGCGGAAACACCAGGCTGGCGCACGTCCAGCCGATGGCACGGAAATACCATTTGTCAGCTTCGGTCTGGACTTCGCAGTCGGGAGCCAAAGCGCGGTAGTACTTGCGTTGGAGGTTATTCACTTGCTCGGTAAGAGCATTAACAGATTCGCCCACGGATATGTGTGGAGCAGGTACGGACTGCGTACCGATAGTTAGTTCTTTCATTTTGGAATGCAATTAAAATGAAACAATATGTTATTAAAGACGGGAAAGGGAACCTTCTCCAAAAAATCGGAAAAACTTATAAACAAAGAAAGTTCCGCTTTCCCGTTGCATTCCACCTTGAATAGGCAGTGGGCGCATTAACGCTCCACACGGGGGTCGGAACTTATAGTTGATCCATAGGCATAAAAAATGCCAACGGCAAAAGTTGGCGAACAATCTCCGCCTATTCAAAATGGAATGCACTGCAAAGATGGGAGTTTATTTTGAAACAACAAAAGAAAAGCGGAGTTTTTTGCTCCGCTTTCCATATCATTAGTTATAAACATCATCTGTTATTTTCCGTCTTTTTTTATGAGAATCCTTCTTTTTATCAGATTCCTCTAATTTATTAGATTCTTGATTATCATCAAAATCCTGCTTTGTATTAATTCCCTCACCTATCGATTCATCTTGAGTAACCTCCTTACTCAGAAGCCAATGATACACATTCTGCTGATTAGTCGTCACTACATAGGCTTGTTCAAATTCCCAACCACGTTTTCCCATATAATTCATAGCATCTACCATTGAGTTGAATTGAATTTTTTTGCCTTTATTATCAACCAAATGTTGTTTAGACGCTCCAGTCCAAAAACTTGTTTCTTGTCCAAAATCAATCGTAACAGAGACCTTATTGCTCAAAAGTTTTCCCGTACCAACTAATTCACAGAATACTTTATAAGGTTTTTGCGCTACTACTCCCATACTGATGAACATCAGCATCAAAAACAAACATTTCCTCATTCTATAATACAATTTAAATGAAATATATATTTATTAGTGCTCATTGTTAACAAATTATCCGTTTTCCAAGTCAGTCAATCTTTCTTTCAATTCATGAAAATATTGCTCTATTTCTTTTCCATCATTTTCTGTTTTGTATATTTTAAAATCACATAAATCATACAGTAAGTCAGTCCGTTTATTATTCATCTCTCTCAATCTTAACAAAATGCTAATACGTGAATTTTCATCCTTAGTAAAAATCCGAAGCCTCAATTTCTGATTTGCTCTTTCAGGTTGAGACTGATATTTAAACAAATCTTCAAAATAGTGATAATCTACTTTACCTAAAGAATGCCCAAAAAATATTATCTCGTCAGCATCCAAAAGTTTTTTCCTCACATTATGTGATTTATAATATGAACTAAATGTCTTTATCATAAAAGAAAAACCTTCATGAATTTCCAATGTATCTTCAAACCCCAAAATAATCGAATTATCCAAGACACTACCATGTACATAATCTATTGGAGCTTTAATAGCTCCAATCTGAGGTTCCAATCGTTTTAAATTTGTATAATTAAAAGATATAATATTCAATAGAGGATATTCTTTTAATATTTTAAGCAAACGAATAGCTTTAGAAGAGGAATCAATATGCTGATAATTTATATCCTTAATATAGGAACACAGACTGCTTTGCAATGCAAAAAAAGATTTCTTTTCTAAATCAGTAGCCGGCCTTTTTCGTACTATTGCAAAATCAGCAAGCTCTTTTTCAATATCAATCCAATTATGATTATCAGAAGCTTTTTCCTTTAAATAGTTAAATAAATTAACTCCTTTTTTGTCAGAGTGAACATAAACACTAATAGAATGTGCTCTATCAAAATAATCACTATTCATATAGTCATTATACTTTGTTTTTAATCCCAAATCAAGATCAAATCCATTCCCAATGACAAGAACCACCCTATAATCCTTATTTTCCATATATTTAATTAATAATTTCCTATTCAAACATTTATATGCTATTTTTGCAAAAAACATCCGCTATGAACGAAATAGAACTTCGCAAATACTGTTTGGATAAAGCTATAGAGATACTTGGTTGGTACAAGAACTTCTTTCCCAAGAAGGAGTTACACCCTCTTATTATCTCGGAAATCCTCTACCGTTACCTCACCACCGGACAAGCTGAGTACTTCGAATTACCCCATGCACGTGGGTAAGGCTACCGTTATGTGAAAATGCAATGAACTTATTGCCTCATTTGTAGTATTTTCACTAATACCAGCTTTTGCCACGCAAATTCTCAATCCACCTTCTTTTGTAGAATTTTCCGATGTAGTAACGGACACATTGAAGTCAATCTTCTGCAACCAACGTCCATCTTGTGAATACACCATCCCATCTTGATGGTTCTCGGGTATAGGATTAACAAGTAATCCTTTATCACTCATTTCCTCATTCAATTCTGTGACAGCATTAGAAATATCTTTTATTGTAGCTTTTATAAAATCTTTCAGTTCCATAGTATTGTCTTTTCCATAGTTCATAAATGGCGAATCCCTTCTCAAAACGCGCCCAAAGGTATAGTGACACCTTAACCCGGTTCTACGGATTACGTTTTGAAAAGGGATTCATGTTGGTAACAAATTCACTATGTTTAGGGCACTGCAAACATCGGAATAATATTTGTAACGGCAAAAATGAAACGGAGTTTTTTGCTCCGCTTCTGAAATCTATCAAAATCTCCTTCATGATTTGTAACAAAAAAGGCTCCCACATCACATGGAAGCCTTCGAAAATCACATTGTATAATACGCTGTCAAACAATAACTACACAACGGATAAAAACTCTTTTCCAATACGGTGAATACCATCCACAATGCGTCTTCTTTGTTCAATGCGGGGAACACGCAACCCACTGGCATAATGGGAAAGCTGTTGCTGGTTAATGCCAGAGACACGGGATATGGCAGCCAAGGAGGTAAACTGTTCGCACTTACGGAGCAGTGCGGCAACTCCCAATTCCACATCAAATTCATAGTCTCCGCTAACAAGCCACTCGGGAAGCGTTTCGCCATCCTGCAATAGTCCTTCCACATGTTCACGGACAGCCTCAGATAGTTCAATCATCAGGCTCTCATAACTTTTGGAAGTAGCAACAACCATGCCGCATAGTACATCATCTTCGGTAACTGCACCGAAATTCTTATCGCACCAGTCAACCTTAACTTTAATCTTTTCCATAATTTTCTCCTTATCTTTGAAGCAGGGTGTTATTTCCACCCCGCTTGTTTCCAAATACTGTTTAATAAAAATTGGCTTAATACCTCACTTTCATGACCTCTTACTGTCACCCTGCCTTTTTTCGTAGGATGCTTGAATTGCCGGTGGTCACCCCCAGAGCCTTTCAACTTCACCCATCCGTCAGCTTCGAGCAACTTGATTACTTCTCTGACTTTGTATTTCTTCATTTGTGAATTGTTATTGTTTGACTCTGCAAAGATATAAATATTTATATCATTCACAAAACTATCGGGCAGAAAAATGATATTATTTTTTATATCATTTTATTCCCCTCCGTGGTTGAAGGAACGGTAACACGACCAGTCATTCCGCTTTTCGGGCCCCATTCCGTTTGCGAGCATGCGAGCAAACGGAATGGGTGCGCCCTGCACCCCTCCGTCAAATCAGCCCCTCATCGCCAAAACTGTAATATTCACCATTCGTTATAATCACGTGGTCTATCATTGTGATATTGAATAACCCTGCCGCCTTTTTAAGCTGCTCCGTCAGCCTCTTGTCCTCATTGCTCGGTCGGCTGTTGCCACTCGGATGGTTATGCACCGCTGCGAACTGCACTGCCCCCGTATCAATCAGCACGCGCATAATCAGCCTTATATCCGCTGAAGTCTGGTCAATGCCGCCTACCGATATGCGTACTTTCTTGATAAGCCGTCCGGCTTGGTTTATAGACACGACCCAAAATTCCTCATTCGGCAAATCTCCTATCAACGGCTCCATCAGTTCGTATACGTCTTTGCTCATCCTTATTTGCCTACGTTCCACCTGCTGCGACAGTTGTCTCTTGTACATCTCCACGGCTGCCACGGCTACCCTCCTGCGTCCAGGAGTCAAAGAGGAAAACAATTTTTCAAGGTCTATCATTTCGTTGCTGCGTTCGATGTCCGAAACAATCTGTCTGTTGTTGCTGATTTCGTAAATCAGTTCACTGTCGCTCATGTAGCGGCAATCGTTATCAAAAAGAGTATTCATAAGTGTATGGATTAAGTTGTTATAAAAGAATTGTCTTACCTAAGAAATAGCCTCCCAAAACCTCTGCCCCAAGCGTTTCAAGCGCACACGCAAACCGTGCGTAACTATGCCCTTGCGTCAGTATATCATCGAATACAAGGCATTTCTTACCTTTGAAAAAACGCTTGTCAAACTTGATGACCTCCACCGTCTGCACCGTCTTGGCCGCTTTCGTCTCATGGATGGCAAGCCGTCCACCCTCAATGGTAATTGCTTTGTACGCATTCCTGCACCCCGTCAGCCGTGCCACCTCTTCGGCAAAAGCCTTGTATCTGATTTCGTTCTTCTCTCCGCTGCTGGCTGGTATGCAGACCAACGTCACGTTGCAAACCTCCGCACCGAACTGCTCGCGCATCTTCTTCGCTACAAGTTCCGCCACAGACGCGCTGCGCTTCCCGTCCTTAAAATCCCATATCATCCTGCGGATAGACCACTCCCGTTTGTTAGCCTCGTACTTGGTAGGCAAGTAATCAAAGAAGTTAAACATGAATTTAGACCATTGATTTTTCCATGCTTCGGGGATGTTTCTTTTTGCTGCCATAACTGTAAGTTTTTAATTTATTCTGGATTTCTGGAGTCGTCGGGTGGAGCCTTTTTTAATTTTCTCCGTTTCCCGGAACGACTTTTTTTTTATTCCGGCGTGTCTGTATGACGTGCGGTATGGTTGCCTTTTGATGCCGCAATAATTGAGGTGCCGAGGATGACATTCCGCAAGGTTCCGACTAAAACCGAAGGCTTGAATACTACCCGTAGGGCTGGAGATTTTTTAGCGGACAACGCCCGACCTTGCTTGTCAGACCGGTGCCCTACATTTGCGGACTCAAAAGACTACCTGACCGCATACAGAGATGCAGGAAATGAAAAGGAGTTGCGGAAAAGAAACGGAGGTACGCCAAGCGGAACGCTTACCGCTCTGCCCTTCCAGATGGAGGGGCGTTTCATAAAAACAGACAGAAAGCACCGCTTTCTACCGCTAAGACGCGAAAAATCCCGTTATGCAAGTTTGACATAGGATATACCGCCACCGGCACCTAAACCAGACTTGTATAACGGGATTTTTCGCGCGCCCACCCCGTATCGGGGTGACTTCTTCTCTCAATGGGGCATTTTTGGGTACAGAAACACCCTAATCAAAAATCCATCTCCTTGAAAACCAAAAAGAAAACCCATCCCTGCAACTTCTGTTGTAGGGATGAGCCAGCTTGCTGCCCGAGCCGCGCCGTCGGTGATTTGCGGTCGCAAGCGCCCTTTCAGATTCGGAAATATGACAAAACCTTTACAATTTGTACCCGATGCTCCCAATCCCACCCGCTTCGGCCTCCCCCATAAACGAAAGGCCCTGCCATCCTCACGGACAACAGAGCCAAAGCAAACAGAAAAGAAATGTCACACCGAAGCGGCACCGGACACATTGCGGCCCATCCTCCAGGTGCGGATAATCTCTTTGCGCAGGATGAAATACTTCAAGGCATCAGTCAGGTTGGTGGATTCTTTAGGCAATCTATGTGCAGGCAGCTTATCTCCGGTCTTCTGTTTGACTATCACACTGGAGCTGTCCGGCCGGGTAGCCACCTTGGTTTCTGTCACCTCCATTTCCGACTTGAGATTCGGGCAGTTGTGCTGGTCAATCAACAGTGTAAACAACGTGCGCTCCAAGTTACCGCTGAGCAAGTCCATGAAGAACCGGTATTCCAGATTGCTACCGATGTTGCCCTGCCCCAAGCTCATCAGCTGTACCTGCCATCCCGTACGCCTGCCCTCCGCATCCGTCTCGATGTTCTTCTTTATCTGTGTGGCCATATCCGCACCCAGCCCCTTGTAGTTGTTCATGGAGCGGTCATAATAAAGCTTCAGTATCTTGCGCTTGTGCGGCTTGAAATAATAGAGGAACTTATCGGCCAGCTCACGCACGGAGTTAGGCGGCAATGTATAGAGTTCTTTGAGTACACGCATCACACGCCCACTACGTTGCCCGAACACCATGGAAAGCATATTGCCGGAATCCATGCCTGCTTCAAGCGGTCTGTTCCTATCCAAGTATCGGAGCACCGTACAGTCCTGCTCCCACCCGAATGGATGCTGCTCTATCACTTCATTCAAGAATCCGTCCGCATAGAAGTGCTTCATCGAGAGGTTACAATAGAACATCTGGCTTGCCTCCAGTTTGGGGATGATGGAAAGGATGTTGCAAAGAATACCTTCCAGTCCTTCAGCGAATTCATCGCTGAACCAGTCTTCACCCAGTACATCCACGTTGACATAGGAGGAAGAGATGAAGAAGAAAGATACGCCCCGGCGTGTCTTAATCCAGCGCTCCTCCCAGCGCTTCATGTTCTTGCCTGCAAGCACCATGGAACGTTCTGCTGTATCAAGCTTGGCCTGCAATGAACGGTCTTTCCGGAAAGCATCTTTCAATTCCTTGTACCGCTGCATAGCCGCCACATACTCTTTTTTCGTCTCGTTATAGACAAAGCCGGCCTGCAACATGAGAAGGATTTTCCGCTTGTCATTCTGCTTGGCCAGCTTGAGAATCCAGTCGTATTCACCCAGGTGGTTCGGATTCGGCATATCCGTCGTCAGTGTACGGCTGCGGTACCATACGCTATCGCCATATTTGACCCGGAACCCACGCACGGCCTTCAGCAAGTTCGTGAACTTCTCTTCCGGGAAATACTTCACTTCATCACCGAACACCCCCACATAGGAACGACCGGCACCGATGGCCGGACGGTCCAAAGAGATGAAGGTGAAGTTGAAACCGGTGTAGAACACCATGGTATTGCGCCAGTCGGAACATACGTTGTACATGCGGTCGCGCCACTCTTTCGGCGGTTCTTGGTTCATAACATAATGGATGCCCTGCTCCCACCCCAGCTTCGACAATCCGTCCACCAGCGAGGGAACCACATTCTTATGCAAATCGGAATACGTATCGGCCACCCATGCAAACGGTGCACCAGGGCAGTCCTGCGCCACCTCCTGCACCCGTTCAGCCAACACCTGCACCGTTTTGGCTGATGCACGCCCGGCAATCCAATAGAGCGACCAGGGCTGCATCACTGCAATGAGCTGCGCCATCCAGTTGGAATAGCGCACCTCCACATCATCCGATATCTTTAGTTTTTTCTTCCTGGTCATCGAGCATCTCTTCTATATCAACATCAATTATATTGGCATCTCTCTTGAGACGAGTCTTCTCCCGTGCAGAAATATCCTGCATACCGTCAATCTGTGCCGCGAGCAGGTTGCGGTTGGCAGAAGGCAATCCCACCGCATTCGGGTCGAGGTCATAGACCTTGATCGGTTTCTCATCCATCTCCTTCGGCTTTATCGGGTCGGGCTTATCCAACTGCTTGATTCTTGCCGCTTGTACCGTGAGATTGCCGTACACCTCCATATCTTTGGCGCTGGTGGCGTTCTGAAGTACCACCTGGGCCGCCTTCATCAGATTGTCATACATCATGTTACGGTGCGCATCATTCTCGATGGTATCACAAAGGTAGAACAGATTGATAGCCTCACTATACATCTGTCGGGCACGCATCCGTTCCACATTGAACGGTTCGTGCATCAGAAAAGCCACGGCATTATCCTTGCCATATTTACGGTTAATGCCTACCAGTGCATAAAGCACGTTGTAGTAGTCCAGTTCCTCGTCCGTCAACTCCATGGTGCAGCCGGAGGCAAGGTAATCCTGCAAGGTCTCAAAGTAAGATTTATCGAACATCAGCCTATATCGTCATAAAATATCTTGTTAATGGAATTGCGGTACCCGGTCGCCTGACGGAACTTGTCGAACCGCTGTGCCTGGGTCACATTGTCACCGGTCTCCGCACTGGCGGCCATGGCCAGCCCCTCTTTGGCCCGTTGAAGCAGTTGCCCACGTTCATAATGGTACTTCAACGGTGAGCCTACCAAATTGAAGTACCAGAGAAAATCATTCTCCGGTACATGGTAATACATGGCAATCTGCCGCGGCTCATAGCCTATACCTGCCAACCGCTCGAACTCGTCCAGGTCGATACGGTCATACCATGCCGGGCTGTCACGCCACTTAACCAATTCGTCCGCTACGAAACTCATATACTTCTTTGTTTTTAAGGAATACGTATTGTTCTTCCATCGCATTCTCGCCATAATTGCCGGAGCCTTCGACCACAAAGAAACCTGCCGATGTGTCCAGGCAGGTAATCTTTTTGTGGCTCCATGCAAATGAAAGCTCTATCTCTCCATCCTGATGGAGCTGCATCAACCTCTCGTATATCTTCGGCATACGAAACTTGATGGTCTCCGATATATGCAGATGAATACTGCCAATCAACCCTTTTTCACGCCAACGGAGCAACGCGTTGATGATACGCTCGTTGGTGGAATAGGTCGCTATATACAAGTGCCTCACCTGCCCGGCATTCTTAATCAGATAAACAATGAAAGTGAATGCCGTAAAGCTTTTCTTTGTCTCAATGAAAAACGCCTCATTCTCCCGTGGAAGCCGCCCACACAACTCTTTCAAACTGTTCAGCTTGAATGTCAACATGGTTTCAAACCGACGGGAGAAGAGGCGGGCATCAGACATTTCCCTACGCAATTCTTCAAGATTGAAGTAATAGCTCATTCCAATAATCTGTTAATGTCGGCCAGTTCCTTCTCATATCCTGCCAACCGTTCGCGACGGACAACATCCAAATGCGGCTTGTCACCCTTGGCCAACTCAGACTTGACCCGCCAGATATTGTTCTGGACCTGCTGTTGGCGGCGAACCAGTTCCTTAACCGGAAGATGGAGCAACTCACTGCGTCGACGGAACTCCGCAAAAGCCGGATGCTTGCCCAAAAGTGTGTGATGCTCCTTGTAATAGTTCAGCTCCTGCCATATCATACGGTTATCCATGTAGCTGTCAATCACCTGGCGGCTGACATCGGCACACTCCTGCAGGGAGGTACAATCCCTCAGCCTGGCATGTAACCGCACATAGGCATGGTATTTGCTGAACTTGCGGGAAGCGAGTGCCTCCAACTCCATCGGACAATCGGGGGCATTGAGAAACGGAAACTCATCACGGAAAGACTCGGGTCCTTTCCGTGATGACGGTTCCGGCAATGCCCTTCAGCCCTCAAAGTCCGACGGTTCCGAAAACACCCCTTCCAAAAACTTTTCCAACCATGGTGAATACCCTGATACCGCATTGTTCATAAACATCTTGCGGGATAAGAGGTCGAGTACCTTCTTCTCATCCGGCTTTTGTGAAACCACCGGAAGCAACACCTGGTCTGTCGGCCAGTTGAGATATACGGGTTGTGTCGGATAAGGAAGAGAATTATAATAGACGGAAGTAAACAGATAGCCCCCCTCCTCCAGTTCAGGGAATCGCTCGAACATGGCGGCCAGACATCCCTTATCCAACAACATGGGTGTGTGCGTACCATAATTCAGACAAGGCAATTGACTCTTTTCCAGCAGTTCCTTCGTCCGCTTCATATTCTCGGCATAAAGCCCTTTGAATCTAAGCGGAACGAGCATTCCATTGACTTTGGGCAGCGCCACATGAGCCAGGTCGATAGGATTCATCACATAGATGTCATCGTTGGTCCAGATGAAACGTCCGGTCACTTCGGGCGATTCCATAGCCACTTTCAGCTTGGCCAGCGTATCAACCTGTGCATTGTCAGAGACGCGATTGTGCTCAATGAAGGTAATCTCTTCGCTGAACCAATCTTCACGGTCACCGATTACCACCACATTGATGCCGAAGCGTACATTCTTCTGCCAGGAACGCAGTGCAAAAAGCAGTTCCTTGCCTTGTGCAAACTCCTTGCAATAAGGAATAACCACTGTCACATGGTCTTGAACCGACCGCGCCGGCGCCGGTTCCTCCACCGCATCCACCGCCTTATCGACGGCCTGCACATCCTTTTGTTCCACACTCTCTTCTACCGGTTTCAGTTCTACGGCCACATCCTCGGTCTTAGCTGTTTTCTTTTTTGTTGCCATAATTTAAAGTTTTTAATACGATACAAAAATATCGTCTCCACATAGTTCGTAAAAGGACACAAAGAGAGGCGAATGCACTGCAAACGCCTCTCTCCAATAACCAACCTTTAAAACAGAAATGAATCAAACTCCTGAACCACCGGAAGAAGACGACGCTTCACCCAATCCCAAAACGGCATTGATTTCTTCGTTGTCCGTAGCCGGTACAAGGCTCTTGGCGATGTGACCGATAGTACCTCCGCGTAAGGAACTTGCCAAATTGATAGTATTCTTGTCACCCTCCTTGTTATCCTGGGAATCGGCCTTGGTCATCTTCAGCGGAGTGCACGGCGTACCGGCAATCTTCGCATCCTCACCAGAGCAACCGAACACGATTGCCCCCAGATTCTCATTGATATTGTTGTTCACGAATTCATCGTGTTCCAACTCTGTACCCGGATGTTCATAATCCACATGGTGGATGAACCCACGTGCATCATCCTCTCCCTCGCTGGAGTGGTAGATGTTGATGGTGGAGTCCGTAGCATACACCGCTATGGGCTTTTTACCTGGCATCATCTCAAATGCCGTCACCTTTACTCCCTTCTCATCACGCGTATAAGTCTTGACGTCTTCCCAACGGAAAATCTCGATATAGGACTTCTTCCCTTTCGGACGTCCGGCATTCGATGACTTCTTGGGCACCGACACCATTGAATATGTTGTTTCTGACATATATGTACCTCCTATATTAATATAGTTAAACACCTGCACCGGAACTGGAAGAAGAACTGGACGATGCCTCAGAAGAGCTGTCTGTTTCTTCAGGCGGCAGATAAGCGAAGATAGCTTCTGCCAGCCAGAAACCGACAGCTTCCCACCATTCCGCGAATATCTTCACGTCGTAGTTCTCACCCTGCATCCAAACCTTGGCGCTCTGCGGGTCACGGCTGCGCAAATGCTTGAAGTTCTCCTTCGGCGTAATGAAGAAGGCTCCGGTACCGCGCATGCCCTCAAGCGGTGCGAACGTGAACCTGGAGAAATCCACCCTGATTTTCTCACCGTCCTCATTCTTGAGCCAGGGATATTTTTCACGGTATGCCTTGCTGTAACGTATCACCAGATCCGGATCTGCATGGATAAACATGGTCTTTTTCCGATACAGCGGCTTCACCTCACTCACTGCCTTGTCAATTTGGGCAAGTAAGGTCGCGTCTTCCAGCTTTTCACCGTCAAGCAGCCAGGTAATCTTATCATTATTAGCCTTCTTCAGCTTCTTGAGCTGGGTTACATAGCCATCCATCACATCGTTGGCATCCGTAGCGGCATCCCCATCTTTAACGGCACTGGTCTCCTTGAACTCACCGATCGCCAAAGCAACCTCACGCTCTTCGTCCAGTTTAGGAAAGATGAGCTGATACAAGATATACTTGACTACCGGCATATCTTCCGGCTTCAGATTCTCATCATACAGATAACCGAGGATATCCTCCATAATGTCTGACGGAGTGATGGGAACGTTTATCTTGCACTTATAGTTCTTGATGGTCAACGGAGTGAACTTCGATTTGCCCTTAGGCGTCCACTTCGGTACGAACTGCTGGAGAACTGAATCAACGGCAGCCTGCTGCGCACGAACCTCTGTTTTGTCCGTCACCAGAGTTGACATGTACTTGGTGGACTCCGTGGTACCCATCAGCCCTTTGAGTATTTCCAACCTCTCGGAAGAGACATACTTGCCGAACTCTTTCTGAAGCTCGGTAGTCTCAATGGTCGAATTACCACTATATGCCGCTCCCTTGAACGCGGCATCCAAATAACGGTTGTGTGCCAGGCTCATGTCCGGCTTGAACTTGCTACCCATTTCGTTCTTGTCTCCTGCAACCTGCTGCCCCGCATCCGGTGCAGGTTCTTTGGCCATCTTGGCAATCTGGGCATCCTTCGAGGCGATGTCCTTCTCCTGCGCTTTCACTTTGGCATCGAGGTCGGCCAAATCCTTGCGTGCCTTTGCCAGTTCCTGCGCATTTTTGTCACGTTCAGCCTCCAGCTGCGCTCTCACCTCATCGGTCACAGCACTTTCAGCATTTCTGCCGTCTTTCTCAAATTCGGCGAGGTCCTTCTTGAAGGCTTCGACGAATACGGCACCGTACTTGTTCTTCAGTTCCTCTTCTTGAGAAGAGAGCAGGATGGACTTGCCTTTCTCATCCTTGGCAAAGGCAGAGATGCCCAAGAAACCAAGCACTACGCTCATCACTTTTGCAAACATAATTCTATGATTTAGAGTTGATATAATTGTTAATAGTCATTTCCGAATCAATCTCACGGCTACGTTGTACGGCATAGTCCTGGGTACCGATAGCATCTATCAGCCCCACTTCCAACGCCTCCCTATGATAGAACATCCGGCCACGAAGTAATCCTTCAGTCTCCAGCTTCAAGCAATTTCCCCGATTCTTCTTGACGTTCTCCTGGAAGTCGCGGGCCAACGGGTCCAGTTCCTCATCACGGATGGAAGCATAATCTCCCTTCTTGGCTGCCTCGAAAGGAGCGTTCTTGTAATCAGAGAGGTTTGAATAGATGGTATGCACCTTGATGCCTGCACTCTCATAATACTTGGCATAATCCGGAAAACTCATCATCACACCTATACTGCCGAACTCGGCAGACACCTCATTGGCCGCAATGATTTCATTGCAATAGGAAGCGGCATAATAAGCGGCAGAAGCGCAGAGGTCACAATGAGCCACCACTGCCTTGCCCTTGCCACGCGCATAAAGGATGGCATCGACCAGCGGTGCAATGGCATCCACTGCACCGCCACCGGAATCGATGTCACATAAAACAGAAGAAATATTCGAGGAATCAGCCGCCTCGCGGATGAGGTCGGCATACTCCATTGTACCATAGCTGCAATAGGTACCGTATTTAAGCAGGGTACCATGAACGGGAATAATAGCCGTACTGCCTTTGGGAGCGTCAGCATAACCACCGGAAAGCCTTGCCGTTCGGCCGCCCGCTGCCGCAATCATCAACGGAACTGGTTCTCTGTCGGCAAGTATCCTATTATCCTGATTGTCTATGCCATGCTCCAACAGTCTGTTTACAAGCAACAAGTTCGATTCCACCTCGCGGAAGGAAACGAACCATTTGCCTCGGCAGACTGCACTATATAAGTTTGAAAATGCCATTATCTTTTGTACCTTATTAATCCGATACAAAGGTACGATGGCACCAACCGCTTAAAAGGACTTCAATATTTTGGCCGGCTCAGGGCTGCTGCGCTTGAAAGAGAGGGTAAAGGCTGCCGGAGAACCAGATTCCTGAAGCGTCACCACTACCGGGAACTGGTCGGTTCCCACCACCCTTTCGGTACCATTGGTGAATTTCAAGCGGACCAGTCCCTCCCGGCAAAGCAAATCACGCAGCGAATTGGAAAATAAGGCTCCCGTATCAGTAACCACCGCTTTCAGCTCCTGCTCCGTCAATTCCCCGGCAACGTTCTTTTCCTTGAACTCCCCGGAAGAGACCGGAATCGGCGTCCATTCTCCTGAAACCTGAATCGTTTCCACACCCGGCATATTTTTGACCACCGAGGCCGCAACCGGAATAAATCCCATGGCACATATTTGGGCACGTTTGTCACCGATATTCATTTCTCACTTATATTTTAAGAGTTATTTATCTGAAAATCTGCTTTTTACTTAATAATTAATCTGCTAAAAAATGTCAAGGGAACAGCGACAATTGAATATCCCTATTCACCTCCTTGACCATCCGCTGCCTATTACGGTAGTCGAACTTCTTGACAGCATCGTAATTGATGGCATTGTTCTTGATATTGTATGCCATCAGGAACGCCCGGATAATCCGGTCCTGCTTATACCCCTTCTCATAGCCAGCAACAAAGTATTCCCGTACACGTATGCGGAAAGAAGCTTCGATATAGCTCTGGAGCATACGCTGTTTCCATTCCGGTATATAGATGAAGTTCTCCTGCAGAATAAAATGGTTCCACTCCTGAATAGGAAGATACAACGTTATCGGATGCTCCTTGATAGCCTGCTTGGGCGGTCTGTCCGTAACAGTGACCATGGCCTGAATGAACTTGCCAATATCATTGGCAGCAGTCACATTCACACCTTCATCAGTAGGCCTGCACCCGAATTCATGATACAAATAGTCATGGAGATAAGGCTTCAACTCTATTATCACATTAGGTCTCATAGGGTAAATCATTTATATGCAGACAAATATACACATAAATACAGACACTTTATCCAAAATCAGCGCCAAAACAGTCAAAATACAAAATATAATTACATTTGCTAACTCCACATGCTCTTATATCTTCTGCTCCATACAGTGTTCTGAGTATTTTGCTTAGAAAATTATGCAACTTTGTAACGTGTAACCATTCGAGTATATTTCACTGATTATCAAACAAAAAGATTGTAACAAAGCTCACAATACCCATTTGTTACCAATAATCAAATTTGTGACATTGACTCCGATATCCCACTCATACGACTAAAGTAACAAACCCTTATTTTTTGTAACCAATGTTTGTTACCTAAGATGTAACCTTTGTTACTTATTGTTTATAAATGATTTATCTTCTTTTTCAAACATCGGTTACAGAGTTACAATAATTTGGTAGAAAATAGGGAAAGGGAGTGGGAAACCCAAAGGCAAAGGTATGCCCGGCGTCCTATTGAATAGTAAAAGCCGCGGACAATTGTGCCCACGGCTTCACTGTGTGACTCCTATACCGGATGTCGGTTCTTCATGACCTCGCGGAAATTAGGCGGTAGCGGCTTCCGTCGCAGCCTGGTATAATCGTCGTTCAACTCAAAGTCCATCCAATGGTCTTGTGCAGGAAGAAATGCGCCAACGGCCACAAGCATCCAAGGGAGCTCCTCCTTGTCTGCCTGAAGTTTCAGGATGGTGCCCGGCTTCATCAGCTCCAGATAGTCATAAACTTGACGGATATAGGCAGCCGACTGCTCCGTTTGCAGCATCTCCGGCAGAAACCGGTCATAATGCTTAATGTAATCAGAACGGAGCGTTTCCATCATCACTTTCTACCTGAGAAACGAATGCCGCCGGTTCTCCATTCGTCTGTCTTGAACGCATATAAATCATCTCCTTGGTCTTGCCGTCCACCTTCTGAAGATACCGCCCCGACTTGTTCAACAAGTCTGCGGGATTCATCTCGGCAATATACGGGCATAGCTCAGAAAAACTGCGCAAAGCCTTGGTGAAGCGCTGCATTTTCCAAAAATCCTTTTTCGACTTGGATGCGACAATGAAATCATCATAGACTTGTTCACGTACAAGAGGCGTATTCAGATTCTCACCATCCTCGGAAAAATAGCAGTAAGCCCAATCCTCGAAGTCAGACCCCATGTCAGCCTTCCGCTTGCGCTTGAGAATATTATCCATCGGAGGCTGTATCTTGACATTACGGTCCACCATGGCCAGATAGAACTGAAGACACTGGGCGAAGAAATTCAAGTCCCAGTTCCAGTCCTCCTCTCCATAGTCGGTATTCGTCATCAGGTTGCGGTCAAAGTCATCACGAATGGTCCGGCTCTCGAGGTAGTCGTTTTCTTCGGTCTTCTGATGGTAATAGTCCGAAAATACCATGTACAGCATACGTGCCGAGGTAGAAGGGTCGAATTCACGCGGTACATAGTTGGTGGTAAAACCAAACTTGGGGGATTCTTCAAATTCTATAAAGAATGATTTGTTGTTCTTGGGGTTGACTGTCATACCGGAAGTGATATTGTCATAGAACTGGCTCATCGGCAGATAACGGTCACAGTCATCCACCAAAACAAAATCAGTATGTACATCTACCTGGTCAAACACGTGGGGATTATCAAGAAGGCGGGGATTACGTCCGGAGAGATTGACCGTCCGCATGAAGAACCGGAATGTCTTGAACAGAAAGCTCTTGCCGCTACGCCCGTTGCACTCATCATCCTCACCTATCTTGTTATCCATCGCATAAAGTGCCCACGCGCGTGAAGGCGACTTGTAGCGGTGCATATTATAACCGATGGCAAACATCTTATTGAGCAGGTTCTGCTTCTGCTCTCGTATCTCATCCCGGGAAAGCAGCGGCCCGGCAATGTCAAACTTATGCTCTGCCCGGTACTTGTCAGCTTCGTCTACCCCTTTGTCCTTCCAGGCATACTCCAATTCATTGCGCCAATACAGACGGCTGGTATTTATCAGATAATTGAAGAAACAGCTCTTATGCTCCTTGACAGTAATATCAAACACATCCCTATCCTCCGGGTCCTTTCTGTGCGACCATTCGAACATGGGTGGAAGAATGCTCACCTTATGAGGTATCACATTCGACTCCCAGGCGCTGCGGTTGTCAGGTATCTGCCCATGTAGCGACTTAATACCGTCTTTACTCACTTCCCAGGTCTCACCTCTGAAAAACATATACTGCTCCTTGGGTGTATAGCTCCGGAAATCCAGGTTGATTTCATCAAGCTGCGCCAAGGATGATTCTCCGGTACGTGGAGAGTTCAGAATCAGGTTACGAATATCTACCGGAAGATAACGCTCGATGGTAAACCGCTTGAGAAACGCCACAATATCCTTTGCCTTGATTTCACTGACTATACAACCGTTACGGTGTATATACCTCGCATCCTTGGAGTTGTCGTCCTTCAATGTATAGAATCCATTCAACGTGAGGAAATAATGCAAGTAAGCGGAGTTTACTTCATAAATTGTTTTCCGGCTCCGCTCACTCCAGCTATCCACCCAGAACCGGGCAGGCATGGCCAATGTCTGTAAGTTGCGGAAATCCTCCTGCTTCGGGCGCAAATCCACAAAGTCACGAAAATCCTTGCGTGGCTTGCCCCGTTGATCGCGATAGCCCCGCAACCATCCGGGAAGCCATATCGTATATATGTCGAGGAAACGCAGGGCCAGTTCCGTCCCTTTGCGAACGCCCGTGTCGTCGATGTCCGGAATATTGTAGATACGCTCCACATATTTATAGATTTCCTTAATCTCTTCAGGAGTGACTTTGTAGGTCTCACTATTGAACCATAGCGGATGACAACCGAGGGCGCGGATGCAAAGGGCATCACGCTCTCCGGAACAGATGAAGGCCTCCTTCAGCTTCTGTTCCTTGTATTGGGCATCCTTATTTTTCGGATCATTGAAAAACAGTTTCTCTTCCTGGGCATTGTAATCCCGGTAAGCCTTCTGCAGCTCGGCAAAACCGTTGATGTACTGTTTGGGTTTCACCCCATCGGGCGTATAGCTGAAGCGCCACTGCTTATCCGGATTCAGAGGCTCATATACCTTATAGAACTTATCAGTGCTGCCGTCTTTCTTCGTAACAGCACATTCACGCATGAAGATAGGATAAGTAGGCGTAGTATATTTAGTGGTGACTTCACGGTTGCGGACATAGGATATGGATTTGGCCACATACCAGTGAAGCGCATCGACGTGCTCCTGCCTGACCCGAGGACCGAGAACCTGCAACTGTACATCAGTAAACTTCTCTTCAAGCTCGAAGAACCTGGCACCTTCGGCTTCATCAGCCGTGGCCGGACGTTTACGAATATCCGGTTTGTTGACAGAACGTTTGAGTTCATCGGTCACGTTATACCTGGAAGCAAGCAAGGCAACCGCTTCCGGGAAACGGACATTCTCCTCGTTCATGCAGATGTCAATCGGACTCATGGCCGTGCCAGAATCCCCGAAATCAGTGACCTTGTAGCAGTCATCATATTTCTTGAGGCAGGCAGAGGCGTCATCCTCATCGGGACGACGCTTGAATTTCTTCTTATTGTCTATACACCCCTCTGCCTGAGGGTAATAGTACAAAATAATGTCTAACCCATCATGGGTAGCATTATAGATATCGGCAGCTTTAATCATATTGCGGATGATTTAATTCTGTACAAAGGAATTGTTTTATAGGAGAGTTATCAAGGACGTTATCCGCTCCTACAGTTCCCGCGTTTCCTTCAGGCTCCCAATGAATAAGTTCATCAGTCTCGCATATAGTCCGGAAGCTTCTTTCAGATTATCCGGATTCTTGCCGGTAAGATGTAGTGTTATCTTATCCTTGGAGTAGTCCTGGCATATAGCCAAGTGCAGTTCCCGGTTCCGGTCATCAACTACCGAGACCTTCACTTCCTCCACCACGCTGCCAAGTTCTGAAGAGTCTAACCACAAGTCCGGCTTGTTATCTGTCTTCAGATGGCAGTACCGATGTACCTTGCCACCTTTACGAATCAATTCCACTTCGACGATTGTCGCTACCTGATTGGTACGCAGAATGCGTACTTTCTGACCTTTCTTCATTGTTTGTCCTCCTTTTTAATTTCTTTGTCTTCCTCAAATTTACGTCCGCAAAACGGGCAGTATTCGTATGAAAGTTCCATCTCACTTTGCGCCTTACAAAAACTGCCATCCTTTTTCTTTTTCCGATACGTGATAGCAACCGTCGGCTTGAACTGGACAACACCATCTTTACCAAAACATATTACACCGCGAATATTTGCCAATGGATCACCTAATTGCTCACGAATCATTTTCGTTATCTGTTCTCTACAATTGCATGCCATACTATTATTTATTTTGTTATATGTTAATCATCCATATCTTTTTCATCAGCCCAAATATCTGCACAAGCCTGTTTGATTTCTTCCAAAAAATCACCATCTTCCAGCTTCCTATTGAAGCTATCAAACAGTTCGGTATCCCCAGATAATGATACAGGTTCTGAGTCACCATTTTGTAACCGCTTGTGTGAGAAGTAAGCTTCGTACTCATGTCCATAAAACTTAAATACGAGATAGTACATTATAGGATACTGAACATCATTATCATCGTATTTCCAACTATTCAACTCACCATAGAGGAGAGTGATATTCTCTGTAAGCTGTTTATTACAATAGTCCGTTAAATTTTTCGTAGGAACACAAGGTTAGAAGCAAGCCACAGAAA